CCGCGCTACGAAACAAAAATCATACAGCGTAGTTGTTGCAACTGATGCTAAGTATGATTGGCAATCTCGTATTAACAATGGTGCAACAGTTACTGACTTTAACACGGACAAAATGCCCCGTTCTGAGTATATGCCATTGATGTGCTGATGCGAGTTTATCAATCACTTATCAAGTCCTATCTTCACAACAAAATGACTGAAACTCAAGACAACATCATCGACCGTGATGAACTCCAACAGAATATGATTGATCGGATTGTTGATGACATGGACATCAAAACGTTGATGCAATTAGTTGCAGAACAGTTGGATCATAATTATGATTCGTATACAGTAGATGAACTAATTGCAGAGGCAGAAGAGTATTATCCAGATCTTTTAGAGGAAGTAAAATAACAGATTCTCCGAATTATTCCGAGCGTTTCCGAGGGTCGCAGCGCCGGTATAAAAAAGGGGTACCGGGTAAAGTGTCCCTGTAGTATAAGAAGAAATCAACCACAAACAAAATGACTGATCAAGAAATGTCCGCAACAATCTACAGAGGTTTGTTCACAGATTCTGAATGGCAAATCATCGATTATGCTCTAAGTGAGTATCAAGATCATTTGAACGAAGATGATAACGAGATTGAAATCTTCAACTCAATTCAAGCAAAACTCAACGCAATCTTTACTCTCACAAAATGAAAAATCCTTACGTCGAAAATCTAGTTGAAATGGGTTATGATCGTGCCGACTGTGAAACCGTAGCAGTTGCCGGTCTTGATAAAACTTTTCCTATGAACATTCATGGAAGAGTATATCAAACTCAAGAAGAGTATAATGAAGCCCTTCATGATTTTCTGAACGGTATCTAAAAGGGGTACCGCCTAAACTGTTCCAATAGCGTGAGGGCAATCACGCTCCGCAATTCACTTCACTAACTCAAACAAAAAATGCGTAAGATCGAACAGCAAATGAACGAAGCAGTTGCTAACAACAAAACGTGGCAATCTGCTAACACTTCTGTTCACTACAATGAAGAAAATAGCGTTTCCGTTGTTCGTCTTCATGGTAACAAGATCGCTGAGATTGGTGATGATTATCTCCAAATCTTTGACGGGGGTTGGCAATCTAACACTACTAAATCTCGTCTCAATGCTCTCATCGATCGGTTCTGTAATGCCGTCACTGATGGTGTTTTTCAGAAGGATTATCAGTGGTACATTCGTGACAACAATGTGACCCGCGATTTTGAATCTGGTTACATTTTTGCCTGATGATCTAGGTATAGTAAGTGATACTGAGGGGCACCTAATAAGTGCCCCTTTTTTGTATCGTTTTATACGGTTAGTGTTAAAAAATCAATTAAAAAAGGTTTAATAAATATACTTTGCTTTTTTATATTAGAGTTACTTAGTGGTATATCTGGGGTGTCTTCAGAGTATCTGTGGGGTGTATTATGTGTGATTTTAATGTGTCTGAGAGTAGTGATCTTAGCGAGCATTTTATCACACGACTGCGAAAAATGTCAAGACCCCGCTGATAAGTTTTGCCAGGGATTGACAATACAAAAATATCAGTTTTCCTCATAAATATACTGTGGAATATTGACAATAACTCTCAGACATTCTATAATGACTCAGTAACACTCACAGGGGGAATCATGTCAGTTGTTTATCACCAGGCACAGAAACAAAAGTATCGCATCACCCTTGAATTAGATGTGATGGATGACTTTAATCCGCACAATATGAATTGGGATGAACTCTTTGATCTGGGCGGTGATGAACACTGTGAGGCATATGTAGAGGACCTGAGTAAGCCTATCAGTTGGTGAGTAGGCTTCACATAGTGGCACTTATATGTGGTCACTCATATACACATAGTAGCACGTCGGTAGATGTTACATAGTGGCATATGTTTGTGCCTATGTAACACTCACTGATGTGTGAGTAATACTAAGGGGTACCGCACAAAGTGTCTCACTAATGAACACACACCACACAGCAGTTCTGATGTCACTCTCCGAAATGATTGCGCTTCTCGATAACACTGAGAACGGGCGCGATTTGCTCTTGGTTCTTGATGCTATCGCGGAGGTCTGCTGAGTAACATTTAGCAGCGGGGCAGTTGTTGACACTCTGCCCCATTTATGTTAAACTGAGAGCAACAGCGAAAAACACAGTTATTGGCGGTTCGTTGTTATCGTGGCGCGTCGCGATGCCCCCCGTATATAAAAAACGCTAACTACCCTAACCTACAGAGGTGACAATTCGACCTCGATATATAATGCGAAGTTCATTTTCATATTCCTAAAAAAATTTTGCCCCAAAAAAATTCTATGGAAAAGGTTTATCACATCTATGCAAAAGAAGAATGTTTATATAACAATCTAACAGAGAAACAATTTAATAAGACATGGGAAACCCTCAAGGGAATGGTTGGTTTAATGAAGACCGATTATGAACTTGAGGATTTGTCATATGAAGAGATTGATTGCCCCCTTAGAGGAGGTTCGGGAAACTCTAACGAACCTCCTGGTTGCGATTCATATTGACACCATACATAATACACGTTATAATTGATCTGAAGGTTAATTCAAATTATGGCTAAAGGATTTACAGTTAAGGCCAATACTCCCAAACCAGCAAAGAAGGAAGAATGGGATATTGCAGCAATCAAAGAACGAATGAAGGGTAAGACAATTGTATTCTGTCTTCCTGGACGTGGATGTTCTTTTACGTTTTTAAAGAACTTCGTACAACTGTGCTTTGATATGGTACAGAATGGAATGAGTATTCAGATCAGTCAAGATTACTCTTCTATGGTTAACTTCGCCCGTTGTAAGTGTTTGGGTGCAAATGTTCTCCGTGGTCCTAAGCAGGTACCTTGGGATGGTAAACTGGAGTATGACTATCAGTTGTGGATTGACTCTGACATTGTGTTCGATACTGGTAAGTTCTGGCAACTGTGTGACCTTGCTATCAATGCTGAAGGAGAAGAGAAAGCAATCACTGCAGGTTGGTATGCAACTGAAGATGGTCACACAACTTCTGTCGCACACTGGTTGGAAGAAGATGACTTCCGTAAGAACGGTGGTGTCATGAACCACGAAACTGTCGATTCTATCAGTCGTCGTAAGAAACCCTTTACAGTTGACTACACTGGTTTCGGATGGGTGTTGATCAAGAAGGGTGTCTTTGAAGAAATGGAGTACCCCTGGTTTGCTCCTAAGATGCAGGTCTTTGAGTCCGGCAGCGTTCAAGACATGTGTGGTGAGGATGTTTCATTCTGTCTTGATGCAAAAGAGATGGGTTATGAAATCTGGTGCGACCCTCGTATCCGCGTGGGCCACGAAAAAACTCGTGTTATCTGAGGTATAGATTATGGCAGTACGTAAATCATTGTCCGGTAATGACTTTGTAGAATCAGCGCCGAAAAAAACTCGTCAGGGTATGGGAAAGCATACAAAGTATGCCGCGAGCTCTCGTAATGGAAAGAAGAAAAGATATCGTGGTCAAGGTCGGTAATATATAAAAGTAGTTGTAAACTTTTGTATGCCTTGTTTGATTGCGAATCTTCCCTCGTATGAGGTCTGGGTAAGAAAAGAATATCTCACTGATCATCAATCTGGTCATGGTGAATTTGTAAAGGGCGTCTGGGTATCGGTTAAATCGATCCCTGGACGTGCTTTTTATTTTGAGACCTACTTACCAGAGTATGCGGCAATGTATGATAAGTTGCCAATCAGCGCGTTTGTCTCGTCACCTGAACTTCCTACACCTGATATGGAGTTACATAACCTCCAGTTCTGGAATTGTATGGACTATGGTGTAACTGTAGTTCAAAAACAATTCATCGGTAGTATGCACTATGAGTGCTATACACGGGATTATGGCCCACAAACAGGCACTTACATTTGTACCATCGATAATTATCATCAAGATCCTGATGCAGTTGACTATGCAACCAGTGAGAATCCATCAGAGCATAAGTCACATAACCTTATTGAACTAGATAATGGGCAGTTTGCTTTATATCCTAATAATAGGACTCGAATCTTTGATAATAGTTTGACACCTGAAGAACCAAAGATTCCTGATTTCAAAGTTTCCACTGTTTATTATCAAGTTGAGAACGGTCATGACCGTGATGGACTTGGAAATGACGAAAATTATTTCTGGAAAACTGCAAAAGAGCGTAAAAATAGCGAAGAAAATCCACCGATTGCCGAATTTTAAAAAAATGAACGATTTTTTAGACAACTTAGCTAACGATCAGCATCAAAAAATGCTTCGTGAAATTTCAAATGACAAATTAACACCTAAAAAACGTGATTCTTTGAAAGAAACTGAAATTTTTGAAGTTTCTGATGATCTCGAAGTAATTGAACCGACGATTCTCAACGAATTTTGATCTAAATCATTGATAAATAATACATAATTGCTATATTTTAGTGCCACTAGAAAGGGTAAGTCAGGGTTTTAAGGATGTTAGTATGTCGTTTCAGGAAAATCCCCTGAACGGCGACCTGATTGCGCTTAAAAATGAGAACGCCATTGCACGTTCTATTAGAAATATCGTATTTACCCTTCCTGGTGAGAAGTTCTTTAATGAAAGTTTTGGATCTAATATCTCCGAAACGTTATTTGACAACGTAAATGACTTAAGTGCTACTGTCATTGTTGATCAGATTAAAGAATCCATTAATAATTTTGAACCACGAGTTGACTTACAGGACGTTAAAGCATTTCCTGACTACGATAATAATGCATTTGATGTTGTTATAACATATACAATCATTGGAGCTGATGTTCCAGGTCAACAATTAGAATTCGTTTTGCAATCAACTAGGTAACAATGCCACTAGTCAACTTTTCAAACCTTGATTTTAATCAAGTAAAGACAACTCTAAGAGATTATCTTAAGTCAAACTCGGAATTTACCGATTATGACTTTGATGGATCTAACCTTTCGTCTATTTTAGACGTTTTGGCATACAATACCTACATCACTTCATACAATGCGAACATGGTCGCTAATGAAGTGTTCATTGATAGTGCAACTTTACGAGAAAATGTGGTTGCACTTGCCAGAAATATCGGATATACCCCTAGATCACGCAAAGCTTCATATTCAACGATCTCATTTTTCGTAGATACGTCAGAAATTACACCTTCTCCAGTCAATTTGACCCTAAAAGCAGGTCCTGTTGCCTCTACACAAGGTAGTTTTGGTTCTCAATCGTTCGTTTTCTCGATTTCTGAAGATATTACCGTTCCAGTAGTCAACGGAATTGCTAATTTTACAGATATTCCCATTTATGAAGGCACTTTACTGACTTCAAACTTCACTTACAGTTCTAGAAACCCAAATCAGAAGTATATTTTACCAAATTCCGGCATTGACACTGCATTATTGAGAGTTACTGTCCAAAGTTCGCAATCTTCGACCCAAAAAGTCAAATATAGTGCTCAGGATGACCTCTTTGAACTTGGTTCTTCCTCAAAAGTGTATTTTTTACAAGAAATTGAGAACGAAAGATATGAACTTTTCTTCGGAGACGGAGTTTTTGGTCAAGCATTAGAAGAAGGAAATTATATAACAGCAAATTACATCGTTTCTAATGGTGATAGTGCAAATGGAGTAAGTCAGTTCTCATATTCTGGTAGAATTACATATACACGTAATAGTATTGAATATACGGTAACCTCCGGAATATCATTACTCAACACTGGAATCATTTCCACTGGTGGCGAGAGCATTGAATCGGTAGAATCGATTAAAAAGTTTGCTCCTAGGGTTTATGCTTCTCAAAACAGAGCTCTGACAGCAAATGATTATGAATCTTTGATTCCGACCAAGATTTATCCAGAAACTGAGTCAATTTCTGTTTTTGGTGGCGAAGAACTTGTACCGCCACAATACGGAAAGGTGTTTATTAGCATTAAACCAAGAACTGGTGATTTTCTTCCGAATCTTACGAAAGAAAACATCAAAATGAAGTTGAAAAAGTATGCTGTTGCAGGAATTGTTCCAGAAATACTTGATCTTAAGTATTTGTTCATCGAAGTTGATACTAAGGTCTATTATAACACAAATTTTGCCTCTTCAAGTGCTGCAGTTTCTACAATTGTTCAAACTAATGCAAATAAGTACTCTGAGTCAACTGAGTTAAACAGATATGGTGCCAGATTCAAGTACAGTAAGTTTTTGAAGATTATTGATGATAGTAGTGATGCAATCACCTCTAATATTACTACTGTAAATATGAGAAGAGACCTTAGAGTCGCTCTAAACGCATTTGCAGAGTATTCAATCGGATTTGGTAATGCAATGCATGTGAAGGATCCTGATGGATATAACATTAAGACCTCTGCATTCAGAATTGTTGGAATTAATGAACCAGTTTATCTCAGTGACTTACCAAACACTGATCGATTGTCCGGATCATTGTTCTTATTTACTTTACCTTCAGTAAATTCCAATTCACCCACCATTGTAAGAAGAAATGTTGGAAGAATTGATTATCAGAGAGGAATCATCACTCTGAACCCAATTAACATCATATCTGGAAAAATTAAAGACGGTCAAACGATCATTGAGATTGCAGCATCACCAAGTTCAAATGATGTTGTTGGATTACAAGATTTGTATTTGCAACTAGATATTACTAATAGTAATTTTGAACCTGTGGTTGATGATATCGCATCTGGACTTGATCCG